ATCGTATCATGCGAGCACCAGACAAACGTAAGATTTTAGTAGATATCGGTAATATCCCACCTGCCGAAATTGATACGTTTATGAGTCGTATTATTGACCGTATGAAAAAGACACCATTAGTTGATCCACAAACGGGTGATTATAATCTTCGATATAATATGCAAAACATCACAGAAGATTTCTTCTTACCAACCCGTGGAAAAGACAGTGGCACCGACATTCAGAATCTTCCTGGATTGCAATTCAATGCAATCGAAGATATTGAGTATCTTCGTAGAAAACTTTTGGCAGCATTTAAAGTCCCCAAATCATTTATAGGATATGATGAAGATATTAGTGGAAAAGCTACGTTGGCTGCGCAGGATGTACGATTTGCTCGTACAATCGAACGTATCCAGAGAATCATGGTATCGGAATTAACTAAGATTGCGATTATCCATTTATACGTTCAAGGATTTACAGATGAAGATTTAGTTGATTTTGAACTATCATTGACCAATCCATCGGTCATCTACGAACAAGAAAAATTAAATTTGTGGAAGGAAAAGGTAGGTGTTGCTACACAAATTATGGAATCTAAGATGCTATCCCAAGATTGGGTTTACCACAACATCTTAGAATTGTCAGAAGATGAAATTATTACGGAACGTAAAAAGATTATAGAAGATGTCAAACGTATGGCGGAGTTGACTGGAATTGAACAACAGGCAGGTCAACCAACGGAAGCACCACCAGAAGAACTTCCAGCGGGAGAACCAGACAGTCAGACAGCTCCGGAACAAGATCAACAAATAGATGATGTTAATACCATTTTATCCTCTCTTGAAGAACCAAGTGAAGAAAGTGAACTGGAAATTCCAGAGGAAGAATTGGAAGAAGCTAAGATGGGTCGTCCACGAGAAGGAATGAAATTTGGTCAAGATAGTCACCCACGAGGTCGTGATCCATTAGGACACAAAGAAAATAAAAAGGTTTTTAAAGTGGGTAAGCAGAGAAACGACAAACGTAAATCACCACTATCTTTGGAAGTACAAGCATTCTTGAATAAGGCAAATTCTAAAAAAATTATTGTGGAATCTACCTTATCTTCACAAACATTGTTGGACGAAAGTAACATTTTGGACCTAGAAAATTAAAGTCTTATAAATATTCGTTATATTTAATATATGACGGTATAATGTCACCAAAACGGGATGTGTATGAAATCTAACGTCAAGCACAACAAAATACGGAATACGGGCATTCTCTTTGAATTATTAGTCCGTAAAATCACCTCCGATGCATTAGAGAACCGCAACAGCGATGTTGCAGTTAAGCTAATGAAGGAGTACTTCAACTCTAAAACAGAACTAGGTAAAGAATTAATTCTGTATAGATCATTTTTCAACGCTTCGCATTTAAGTGAAGCAAAGGCATTCGAATTATTAAATCTTATTATTAATCAACGTAAGAAACTTAATGAGATAGCACTTAACACTCAAAAATATAAGTTAATTAAAGAAATAAAAAATAATTATGACTTAAAAGAATTTTTGGGTGCCCGTGTTCCGTCATACAAAGTTTACGCATCCGTGTATAAAGTTTTTGATGGGGTTATCAACGAACTTAAAGATTTCAATGAAATCGAAGGAATGGTAGAAGCAAAATTTACCATAGTAGAGCATTTAAGTGGTACGATTGCCAACAAAGAAATTAAAAACGACACAGCGTTATTCGAAACCGTCAAGGGACAAGAAGAAGATTTACGTCTGTTGTCATACAAAATTTTGATGGAAAAATTCAACGAGAAATATCAAGGATTGAATGACCGTCAGAAAAATCTTCTTCGTGAATACATTAATAATGTGTCTAACAGCGCAACACTTCGTAAGTGTGCAGTTAGTGAATGTAACGTATTAATAACGGAAATCAAGTCTAAACTTAATTACGTACAAGACAAAATTGTAAAAATTAAGTTGTCAGAAGTAGTTAGTCAGTTGGAAAAAATTAAGACTACACAAGTCATTAAAGAAAATCATATGACAGCGTTACTTATCGCTTTGGAAATTACCAAAACGTTAGACAATTTGAAGAGTTAATTATGGACAAAAAAGAAGCGCTTCGTCAAGCTATCCGTGAACTGATTAAGAAAGAATTGGATGAAATGTCAACAACTGGCATGGTTGCGGGTTATCTAACTCCTATGGCATTCCGTGGTAATAAAAAGACAAATGTAGATAGAGCAAAGCATCTAGCAAATCAAACTGGATATAAACTCACACCCAAGGGTGAAAAAGATGCAAATCGTCCAGCAGATAAGATGGAAGTGGTGACACACGAATTGGCAGAGAACAAATATTATCAATATAGAAATGATGATACAAAGTCACCACACAAGAAAATTGCAGAAGCTATTTCGCAATTAAATAAGAATTTACAAGAAGTTGAACGAGTTATTAAAATGAACGCTCGTTTAAAAAACGAATCGGGAATTACAAGTGAACAACTATGGAAACGTACCCAACAAGGATTATTAAAGTTGGAAGCAAAACTCCTTGGTATCGCTACTCGAATTCGTGAAATTAGAGGACAATAAGATGCAATCACTACTAGTAGAATATAATGTCATTTCGTATGACAGCAAATTATTAACCGAAGCTTCCGACATTTCGAAACCATTGGTTTTGAAAGATGTGGTACTACAACGTGCAGATCATAAAAATCAAAATGGTCGAATTTATCCAAAGGATATCTTGGCACGTGAAGCAATGGTATATAAAAATAATTTCGTTACACAACGAAGAGCTTTGGGTGACTTAGACCATCAAGAAAGTCCTGTGGTAAATCTAAAAAATGTTTGCTGCAACGTCACAGACCTTTGGTTCGAAGGCGCGGATGTGAAGGGTAATATTGAAATTTTATCTACTCCGTCCGGTAATATTGTTCGTGAATTAATTAAGAATAATATTCGTTTGGGTGTATCATCGCGTGGATTGGGTTCGGTCAAACCTATTGGAGAAAACACCGTAGAAGTTGGTGAAGATTTCTCTCTTATTTGTTTTGATATCGTAAGTAACCCATCTACACATGGTGCGTTCATCAACGAAAATAAGGGAACTCAAATTATTACACCTTATTCTCGTATTGATACTCTCATCTACGATTTCCTAGGTGAGTTAAAATAATTCTTCATAAGGAGTTTATATGTTACTGTTTTTAAGCGTTATCATTGTTCTTGTTGTTATTGCATGGTGGATTAATCGTAAAAATTTGGTTGAGTTAGAAAAGAAACCACTATTTGTTGCAGCTAAGAAAGTTGAAACTGCTGCAAAAGATATCGCAGATGTCAATAACGATGGAAAGGTTGACATCAAGGATGTTGTCGCAGCAGTTAAGGCTGTTGAACAAACAGGAAAGAAAGTGGTTAAGAAGGCAGCAAAAATTACTACCAAGAAAAAAGGTAAGTAATAATTTATGCAATTAAAAACTTTACTAAACGAAGTTTACAACAAAAATATAGTAAATGAGTTTGTAAAGTTTACAGCAAAGGAATTACAACTCAAATCACTACCTGCCAAAATTAAAATGGTAGGTAGTGATTATTCCAAACAACATCTTACATTTGGTACATACCAACCAGATAACGATGAAATTGTAATTGTCAAAAATGGCAGACATATAGTTGACACATTACGAACACTTGCGCATGAATTGGTTCATCACAAACAACGTGAAGAACAAAAAGAACTAGACGGTACAGACGGTTCTGAAATTGAAAATGAAGCCAACGCAATGGCAGGTACACTATTACGTAAATTTAGATATTTGTATCCTGAAATGTATTCGGAGAAATAGGATGCCATCAGTCAGTAAAGCACAACAAAAATTATTTGGTATTGTTCATGCTATCCAAACCGGAAGAGCAAAAGCAACGGATTTTAGTCCAACTGCACAAAAGTTGGCACATACAATGTCCAAGGGTGATGTGAAAAAATACGCATCAACTCCAATTGCTAAATTACCAAAGAAAAAAGATGAAGTAGCAGGAGCAATTCCTGTATCTGATTTTCCAGTAGCATCAAACGATACCACACCAACTGTATCAAATGATCCACATTTGGTCACTACTGACGAAAATTATAGTGAAAAACAAAGTAAGATTTTGAGTATTGTTAAGGATAAACATCCAGCAGAGATAGATGGTACATTAGTTGACGTATACACTGCCGCATTACTTACAAAAGTTTTACATAAGTTGGCACCAGAAAATCGCAAGAAAATGTTGGCACTTCCATTAGAAAAGATGGTGGCTACCGCATATAAATTAGTTACCCGATAATACCGTGGGAAAGACTGCGTATATTACGGATTTTGACGATACCCTAGTGCATACCGACGCTAGGGTTATTGTTATTGATAAGGACGGAAAACGAAGAACAATATCACCAGCAGAATATGCCGCATATGAAAAACAAGATGGTGATACATTTGATTTTTCAGAGTTTGAGCAATTGAAAAATCCTCGTCCTATCAAAAAATATACAGACTTATTAAAGAAAGTCATTGACCAAAAGAAAGCTGATAAAATAGTCGTACTCACAGCTCGTGGTCACACCAAACCCATTGCAAAATTTCTTAAATTACAAGGAATTACTTCCGGTGTTACTATTGCTGCATTGGGTAACTCCGATCCAATGGCAAAAGCACGCTATATAGAAAAACATATAGAGGATGGATTTGATAGAATTGCATTCGTAGACGATGCTCCGAAAAATGTAAAGGCGGTCAAAACACTACTTACAAAGTATCCGCAAACAAAATTGGTAGTACAACAAGCTCAAGAAAAGGATACCAAGAAAACTGGTGAGACACCAACGAAACAAATACGACTAAAAGATTTATTAAAACATCGTATTAAGAATCCACAAACCGGTAGAGATATTTTGGTCAAGAGTGCATTGGGATATTCGCAAGATTCAAACGTACGAAAAGTAGCAATAAATTATGTAGCTAAGAATATGAAATAAACTACTTATGTTTTAGTTTCATAAACGGAGATGATTATGGCAAAGGAACAAGAAACAATTAATCAAGAAAGTAAGTTTAGTCAATTACTCAATCAAACCATGTCCCGTCGTTGGGGCATTACTGCTATCGTATTAACAACATTTCTATTCATCGCCATTGGTATTGCTATGGCAATTGAAAGTAAGTCCGTATTAGATCAAGAATGGAAGGAAATTCTTCTTCTTATGTTGGGTGCCTTTATCGGTAGTTACGGCAAGATTATTGACTACTGGTTCTCAGACACCGACAAGGACAAGATGTTAGTACAAAAGATGGATGAAGAAGATGGGCAATCACTGTCAAGTACATTAGGTGGATAATAAGGAGGTTGTATGCACGTTGAAGTAAAAGGAGAAGGACTGGGTGACTTAGATAGAGCGTTACGACAGTTTTCAAAAATGGTTAAAAAAGCGGAATTTTATGTAAAAAAGTCAAAGAAAAAAATTCTAAAACAACAAGAAGCACTTCGTCGTAAGATACGTGAAGAAAAGAAACAGGAAAAAAGAAAAACTTCCGAGTGGTAAAAAATAGTGTTTTTTGATAATATAACACTATATATTATATAGATTACACCTCTCTTGGGGTGTGTAGCTATTTGTATTAATAACCGTATAATAGTTCGAATAACTATTGAAACAAACTGAGAGGCATTATATGGCAGAAATCACAAACGAACTTCTAAAGCAAGCAATTGCAGATGCAGAAGCTGTACGTCAAACAGCTATCGCAAATGCAAAGATTGCATTGGAAGAAACATTCACACCCCAAATTAAGTCCATGTTAGCAAAGCGCCTACGCGCTGAAGCAACACTGGAAACAGAAGAGAAGGCAAAGGAAGAACCATTCCAAGACGCAACTCACGTAACAGGTGGTGGTCCAGAAGATACATCTGGTATCGGCACAGGTGACAACAAAGAACCTTCGGCAGCATCCTGGGATTCATCAGGAATTGATCAAGGAGGTGAGGGAGAAGCTGATAGTAGTACCGATTGGTACGATGACTGGTCGGAATCAGACTTTGACCTTGACGAAGTAATCAAGGAATTGGAAGCAGATGTAAAGTCACTTTCAGAAGCTGAAGAAGAGGAAGAAGAACTCGACGAAGCTAAGCACGAAGGTGAAGAAGAAGAAATGGACGAAAGTTACATGGAAGGTTATGGTGAAGAAGGAGAAGAAAAACTCCCATCAGCATCACCAGCAGACGTTCATGATAAGACTGTTCCAGCACATTCATCAGGAATTGGTAAGGAAGCTGCAGTAGCAGCTGCTTCTGATGTAAATAAGTTTGTAACAGACCCATCAGTTCCAAAACACGAAGGTGAAATGAACATGGGTATGGATAAGGGTCACGAAGAAGGTGAAGGCGAAGAAGAACTTGATCTTGAAGCAATTCTCCGTGAATTAGAAGCCGAAGATGAAAAGGAAAAGGCATCATCTGAAAAAATGGCAGCTGACATGGCATCGCTTCACAATGAGCTCGCAGAATATCGTAAGGTTGTAAATGTCCTACGAGGCAAGCTACAAGAAGTAAATCTTCTAAACGCAAAACTCTTATATACCAACAGAATCTTCCGTAAGGAAGGTTTAACCAACGAACAAAAAGTTACAATCTTAGAATCATTTGATCGTGCAGTAAATGTTCGTGAAGTTAAGATGGTATACACAACATTGGTCGAAGCAATGTCAGTAGCAGCTAAGACTATGAGTAAGGGTCGCACCGTATCAAGTAAGGTGGTTACGGAAGGGTTGGCAAGTAAGGCAACTCCAAGTACCGCACCAAAGAAAGAAATTTTAGAAGAAAACACAGTAGCAAAACGTCTACAACAACTCGCAGGCATTCTATAACTTTTAGGAGATAAATCATATGTCAGGTGTATCAGAATTTATCAACGAAGCCGGTTCAGCACACCGTGTAGTAGTTGAAAAGACTCGCCAATTGGCGAGCAAGTGGGAAAAGTCAGGCCTTCTCGAAGGCTTAACTGGCCACGAAAAGCAAGGCATGGCAGTAATGTTGGAAAACCAAGCAACACAACTTCTTTCAGAAGCAACAACCACAAACCCAGGTGGTTCGGGCACAGCTGGTGAAAACTGGGCAGGTGTCGCACTTCCATTAGTACGTAAGGTATTCGGTTCAATCGCATCAAAGAACTTCGTATCAGTCCAACCAATGAACTTACCAGCAGGTTTGGTATTCTTCATGGACTTCAAGTACGCAAACACAATCAACGGTAAGACAGCAGGTGGTTCAGTATATGGAACAACCAGTGGTTCAGGTGTTCTTCCACGCGGTGGTTTCTACGGTGCTGGTGAATATGCATACTCAGTAAATGATGCAACATTAACACTTGCTCCAGCAATCGCATCATCATCTGTAACTTCATACGGTGATGTAAACTATAACGATGCATATTCTTCATCATTTGCATCATTCTTCAAGTTCGTTGTTCCAGCAGTAAGTTTCTCAAATGCAGATTTCAACGCAGTTCGTTCATTCCGCATTACAGACACCGTAACAGGTGACTTACTCCCAGAATTCACCAAGTATGATGGTACAAACGTAACCTTCATCGTAAGTGGTTCGGCAGCAGCTGCAGCAACAATCACAGCAGTTGAATACAGTAAGCAACCAACTGAAACAACTCGTGGTGACTTCGAAGATCGTGACAACTCAGTAACAAACTTGAACATTCCACAAATTGATTTGGAACTTCGTTCAGAAACAATCGTTGCTAAGACACGTAAGTTGAAGGCAGTCTGGTCACCAGAACTTGCACAAGACTTGAATGCATACCACAGTGTTGATGCAGAAGCAGAATTAACAGCAATGTTAAGTGATTACATCTCAACAGAAATCGACCTCGAAATCCTTGACATGTTAATCAACAACGCAACAACAACTGAATACTGGTCAGCAGAAGTTGCTAAGGTATGGAACGGTTCAGCATTCGTACCAAGTGCAACACTCAGTGGTCAAGCTTGGACAAACATGACCTGGTACCAAACACTTGGTCAGAAGATGCAAAAGGTCAGTAACCGTATCCACCAACTCACAATGCGTGGCGGTGCTAACTTTGCAGTAGTATCACCAACAGTTGCAACAATCCTTGAAACAATCCCAGGATTTATGGCAGCAACAGACGGTGACAAGATGGAATTTGCAGGTGGCGTAACCAAGGTTGGTTCATTCCAAAACCGTTACACAATCTACAAGAACCCATACATGACCGAAAACACATTGTTGATGGGCTTCCGTGGAAGTAACTTCCTCGAAACTGGTGCAGTCTACGCACCATATATCCCACTCATCATGACCCCATTGGTCTACGATCCAAACAACTTCACACCACGTAGAGGCGTAATGACCCGCTACGCGAAGAAGATCGTACGTCCAGAATTCTTCGGCAAAATCTTCATCGACGGATTGGCAACAATCTAATAGATGTAAGAGGTGGGTATACGAAACTGGGGTGGCCGAAAGGTCACCCCTTTTTCTTTTTATATAAAGTAAACTACTATTTATAGTTTAGAGTTCTTTTATCTATGAGAATACTATGACAATATTAAGTGATGATCCGATTGTATATGATGGCAGTCCAGTTAATCCAAGTGGAATAACTCCATTTGGTATATTTGATGATGAAGCCGCGTTTCAATCAGATGCACCAAAAATAGCAGAATATATTTCTCGTCGTTTGGGATATAGTGTCGTTGATGTCGAATTGACAGATAAAATATTTTATGCGTGTTTTGAAGATGCAATTATAACATATGGATCCCAAGTAAATCAATTTAATGCTCGTGAACATATGTTGACATTACAAGGATTGTCTACAAATAATAATATTACGCAAAAAAATATAATAGGGTCACCATTACCACAAATTATTCAACTATCCGCACAATACGGTACAG